AAGGGACAACTTGAATTAATGGCTATGGCAACCTTTAAACACTTTTCCGAAATAAAAAAAGTTCATGCAGGGTTGTTATTTGTTATAGCAAAAAAACTTATTAAGCAAAAATATACAGATGACATGCAACCTGCTTTGTGGGATAAATGGTTAGCGAACTATGATCGTATGGAGGTTGCGTACAAAGAAGATGTATGGAACGCAAGACCAAGTGGTCTATGTAAACGCCACTGTGCCGTAATCGAATGTGTATATAATGGGAGTAATTGATGCCATATACAAAATCACCTAGACCTTACAAGAAAGAATACAAGAAACAAAAGGAGCGTGGGGAACACCCTGCTAGAATGGAACGTCAACGTGCCAGACGTAAGTATGATGAGAAAGGCATAAACCGTAAAGGTAAAGATGTTTCGCACAACAAAGCCCTAGCCAAGGGTGGGTCAAACAAAGATGGGACAAGATTAGAAAGTCCTTCAAAGAACCGTGCGAGAAACGGACAGAAGGATAAGAAGAAAAAGAAATAAATAACTTGGGAGAGTTAGATGCAAATTATAAACGATAAGGCGTTATTGCTACGTCTGCGTGATCCTAGTAAAGTAACGAGTGTCATACCTAAAAGCAAAGATGTTGGTGACAATAAAGTTGTTGTACACTGGGGATTGCAAGAAGCAGTGAGCCTCAACGCTTTGGATATAAAAGCACCGTCGCCTATAGAAAAACTGTATCAGTGGACAGGTAAACACAAACCGTTCAAACATCAAATAACAACAGCGTCTTTCTTTACGTTAAATAAAAAGGCATTCTGTTTTAACGAGCAAGGTACAGGCAAGACAGCGAGTGCTATATGGGCATCAGACTATCTATTTAACCAGAAACAAATTAATCGCGTACTTATTATATGTCCTCTCTCGATCATGGATAGTGCATGGCGTGACGACTTGTTTACCTTTGCTACCCATAGAACAGTATCTGTAGCACATGGTTCATCAGAAAAAAGAAAGAAGATTATTAACGAAGGCTCAGAATACGTCATTATAAACTACGATGGTGTAGCCATAGTAGCAGATGAAATAAAGAACGGTGGGTTTGACCTTATTATTGTAGACGAGGCAACACACTATAAGAATGCACAGACGACACGATGGAAGACACTGAGAAAATTAATTGGTGAGGACACATGGTTATGGATGATGACAGGAACTCCCGCCGCACAAAATCCTACGGACGCATATGGTATTGCAAAACTCGTAAACCCTACTGGAGTGCCTAGATTTTTTGGAGCATTTAAAGATCAACTTATGTACAAAGTATCTCAGTTTACTTGGAAAGTTAAACCTACGGCTACAAACACAGTGTTTAGAGCGTTGCAACCTGCGATACGATTTACGAAAGAACAATGTTTGGACTTGCCAGATATGGTGTTTACTAAACGAGAGGTAGAACTTACGGCTCAACAAAAGAAATACTACAAACAACTTAAAGACAAGATGGTTATGGATATAACAGGAGAACATGTTACTGCTATGAACGCGGCAGTAAGCCTTAATAAGTTACTGCAAATATCCGCAGGGGCTGTATATACAGACGAAGGTTCAACTCTAGCATTTGATATTAAGCACCGATATAAAGTTTTACGAGAGGTTATTGATGAGTCAAGCCAGAAGATATTAATATTTGTACCCTTCAAGCACGTCATTGATATACTGACAGACAAGTTGAGAGGCGAAGGTATAACAACCGAAGTTATCCGTGGGGATGTACCTGCTCACAGAAGGACAGATATATTTAAATCTTTTCAAGAGTCCGTAGACCCTAGAGTTCTTGTTATACAACCACAAGCGGCGGCACATGGGGTCACGTTGACAGCTGCTAATACAGTCGTGTGGTGGGGACCTACGAGTTCGTTAGAAACTTACGACCAAGCTAACGCTAGAGTACATAGATCAGGACAGAAACATAAATCTACTGTAGTACAACTACAAGGTTCTGCTGTTGAAAAACACGTTTACAAGTTATTAGACAAAAGAATTAACGTTCACGCTAAATTTGTCGATTTATATAAAGAAATACTTGACTAACGTAAGTTTAGTCACTATATGTACTATTCTAACATATAACAGGAGTGAGAGTAATGGGTGAAAAATTTATAACCCCCGATAAATTAACTAGAACTTATATAAAAATACGAGCAGAACGGTCTTTGCTATCCGCAAAGTTTAAAGAAGAGGACGATAAACTCTCAAGACAACTAGACCGTATAAAGCAGGCAATGCTTGACCATTGTGAAAGAAACAATGAAATAAGCGTAAGAACCGTTGAAGGTCTTTTCTTTAAGTCTGAAAGAACGAAATATTGGGTAAGTGATTGGGATGCCATGCACGACTTCATAAAAGAAAATGATGTCCCAGAACTTCTTGAAAATCGTGTAAGTCAAAAAAATATGAGAGAATACCTAACGGATAACCCAACTAAAGTTCCTGACGGTCTAAACACCGAAAAGGAAGTAGTAATTTCTGTGAGGAAAAAATGAACGAACCTTTCGTGGCTAGAGAAGTACTGGCTAAACACTTAGGTGTTTCCAGTTCTACCATACGTGTTTGGACAAAGAAAAAACTTATTCCTGAACACACTTATCTAAAAGTAGAAAATACTTATAGGTATAAATTAAACGCTGTTACCGACGCATTAGTGGAGCAACGTTTGCAAGAGAGTGAAGAAAAACCCACAAAACAAGATGACGTAGAGCAAGATGTTATGTGGGAAGAAGAACCTGTAGAACTATCACAGGCACAAATTGCTTTGGCGAAACGACTCGGCATAGCACCCGAAAACGATCTAGACCTTAATGATCTAGACGAAGATATATAAATAGGAAGTGGAGAAGCGATTATGAGTGAAATATATTTAATAAAAAACGTAGAGGCTCTTTGGCCTAAGATTAATACCACTTATCATTTTGATAACAAGGTAAATAAATCTATGCCCTGCGGTGCATTAGAAGATGGTGCAGAGTACTCTATACAATTTAAGATGAGTGAATCTGTTGCAAAAGATTTATTTCTGGCTATGTCTAAGTCTTACCAAGCAAACAGAAAAGAGAAATGGTCGGCTAAATTAGATAAGTCCGTACTTGTTAAAGATGATGATGGTATGTACACCTACAAGGCTAACTTAAAAGGTGCGTACAGTAATAATATAACAAAAAAACCTGTGCAGTACGATGCAAAGGGTACAAAATTACCAGATGATTTTTTACTTACGACAGGTAGCACTGTAAATGTTGCTGTATCATTTAATCCTTATGACTTTGGGGGTAAGCAGAGCGTTAATCTTAGATTAAGAGCTGTGCAAGTTGTTAAGTATGTACCTCTAGAAGATAGAAATCCTTTCGATACTGTTGATGGTTTTACCATAGAAGATGAGTCAAATCCTTTTGATACAAGTGTAGAAGAGGAAGAGACTATCGAAGAGCCAAAGAAGGTTGTTAAAAAATCAACTCCTCCACCCAAGAGTGATGACGATGACCTAGATGGTATTATTGATGATTGGGACGATGCCCCGAAGGATGACTAATCCTAATTATTAATATACTGTCTCACCACGGCTATTCGGTGTTTAAATGCCTAGCCGTGGTGTCTTTAAACATGGGTGGAGATTATGGAAACAAAGACATTTTTAGAAAGGGTGTTAGATAGCGGTGGTTATTATGCTGTATTGGGGTTCAAGGGAGAACATACCAAACAAAAGTTTTACGACTCTATAGATGCCGTTGTAGACGCTTCTCACAACTTAGATGCAGAAGGCTACGAGACTTACTTTGGATTAGCTACATTTAAAACTGCGGACTCTCGCAAGGTGGACAATGTAAAATCCTTAAGTTCATTTTATCTTGATTTAGATTGTGGTGAGGGTAAAGATTATCCTAGCCAAGAAGAAGCATACAAAGCTCTGCGGGCATTCTGCAAGAAGCTAACCTTACCCAAACCTGTTCTCATGAACTCAGGGTATGGTATACATGTATATTGGACTTTGACGCATAGTGTAACTTATGATGAATGGTTGCCTGTAGCGTCGAAGCTAAAGAAGTTATGTGTGGAACATGGGTTGAACGCTGACCCTGTTGTAACTGCCGATAGTGCAAGAATACTGCGTGTACCCAACACTCACAACTATAAGCACAACACGTCGAGGGCTGTTAGGCTATACGTGCCTGGACTACCTACTTCTTTAGACTTTAGTGAGTTCTCTGATTCACTCGGTGGGGGTATAACACAAGTACCTAAAACCCATGATATGGAAATAAGTGCATTTAAAAAAGGAATGATAAGGGACTCTGACTATAGCTTTAAAACTATAGTAATTAAAACCAAAGAAGGCACAGGGTGCGAACAAATAAAAAATATTATTATAAACCAACAGAGTATAGTTGAGCCTTTGTGGAGAGCAGGTATATCCATTGTAAAATACTGCAATGATGCAGAGCAAGCTATGCACATAATATCTAAAAACCATGAAGGGTACACAAAAGAAGCAACGCAAAGAAAAGCTGATTTAATAAAAGCTCCGTATGGTTGTGATAAATTTGATGAATACAATCCCGACGTATGCACGTCCTGTAAACATTGGGGAAATATTACAAACCCTTTAGCTTTGGGTCGTTCGATTAAGAAAGCTCCTATCCATAAAGATATACCCAACTACCCTAGCCCTTATTTTAGAGGTGCAAGTGGTGGGGTGTATATAAGAGTAAAGAACGCAGATGGTGAAGACGAGGATCGTCAGATATATCAGAATGATTTGTATGTGGTTAAGCGTGTTCGGGATGCAGAGATTGGGGAAGCTATTGTAATGCGACTTCATTTACCAAAAGATGGTATAAGAGAGTTTACAGTTCCGTTAACTTCTGTAACATCAAAAGAAGAATTAAGGAAACAACTGTCTATGCAAGGTATAGCAGTAACAAGGATGGATGAAATAATGCAGTATACAACAACATGGGTAACAGAGTTACAATCTCAAACAGTGGCAGATGAAGCACACAAACAGTTTGGGTGGACTAACGAAAACTTAGAAGGGTTTGTTCTTGGCAACAAAGAGGTGCGTAAAGACAGTATAGAGTTTAACCCACCTTCTACACAAACAGCAGGGTTGTTCCCTTTGTTTGAACCAAGAGGTACGTTAGAGGATTGGAAAGAAACAATTAACTTTTATAATCGTGATGGGTTTGAGTTGCATCAATTTGTAGTAGGCACGTCGTTCGGGTCTCCTCTCATGACTATGTCGCCAATCAACTGTGCAGGGTTACATCTGCATGGGGGGTCAGGAGTAGGTAAGACAACAGCTATGGCGGCAGGGGCATCTGTGTGGGGTAATCCAGTAGACCTTATTATACACGAAAGAGACACTTACAATACTAAGATGAACAGGGGTGAGGTATACCATAATCTACCACTTTACATGGACGAACTTACAAACGCTAAAGGTAAAGAACTTTCAAACCTAGCGTATCAGTTAACAGGTGGTAGGCAACGAGGGCGTATGGCGGCAAGCAGTAACGCAGAACGATATAGGGGTGAAGCATGGAGTTTAATTTCTGTATCAACAGGCAATACAAGTTTGATAGAAAGTATTAATATTATTAAAGCCATGCCAAAGGCAGAAGCGCAGAGAATAATGGAGTGTCGTGTTAAGAAGATATATTTTGATACTAAGGAAGAGACTGATGTATTTAGCGCTCGCTTACAGAACAACTACGGTCATGCAGGTGAGGTCTATATCCAATACGTTATGAACAATCTGGATGAAGTTAAAAGAATTTTTGAGAACGTACAAGCCGCCGTCGATAAGAAGGCAGGGTTAACTGCTGAGAACAGGTTCTGGTCTGTTCTTGTTGCTTCTACTATAACAGGATTGATGTTAGCAAAACGTGCAGGACTTATTACTTATGATACAAAAAAGATATTTGCGTGGGCGATAGAGAGATTAAAAGAAAACAAACGTCAAGTTGAGGATATGAGTATATCAGTAGAAGAAACACTCAATGATTATATACACGAGCATTGGAGCAATGTGTTATGGATAAAAAGTACAGATGACTTACGTAAACAGGAAGGTGGAGTTACTGAGCTTGTTATACCCGAAGCCAATGCTAGGATTAAACTTGTTGCACGATATGAGACAGATTTAAAACGTGCTTACCTTATACCAAAACCGTTGAAGGCTTGGTGCGGTGAACAACAGATAAATTATAGTTCGTTTGTGCATGACCTTAAAACTAAATTGGGTGCTAAAAGTACGAAGATGCGGTTAAGTAAAGGTACAAAAATGGACTTGCCTGTGACACATGTAATACAAGTGGATTGTTCGGTAGAGAATGAGAATAAGACAGGGGATACTGAAGACGGATGATCTTTGCCCTGATGGGGTTCGTATCATAGTTAATTGGGATCGTATGACAACAGGTTCCTCTGTGTTCATCTTGTGTATCAACACCCAGGCGGCACTACATAGCTTGGGAAAAATAGCAAAAGATAAAGGGTGGCAGATAGAAACTCAAGTTCGTACAGAAAATAAAAAGTTAGGGGTTCGCATGTGGAGAATTGTGTGATATGGGTGACAAGACAGATGTATTTCTGTCACTCTCCCTCCCATACTAGACCGCCTTCGGGCGGTCTCTTTTTAAAAGAATGTAAAGCCTTGATCGTATTCAGAACGACTTTGTTCTAACGCTCTTCGCATGAGGGGGCTTACGGTAACACCATCAACCATGTCTTCAGAAGTTTGCATGTGAGTTTTCATCGACCTGTCAATAGTCTCTTTAGTTATCTTGGCATCAGGGTGTTTCTTATTAAACTCGTCCATTTTATCTGCAACTTCATACACACCGTCCATATCG